AAAGTATGAAATATCTACTAATCCTCTTAACAATTTTTATAGTTTCTTGTTCGAAACCATCAGTAAGCGTGTGGGATAAATTATGGGATAGAATAGATAATATGAAAGAAGAAGATAAGGTATCAGAGTCAGATCAAAAACTGATACAAGAAGCGACTGAAAAAGAGTGGCAAGAAGTAGATAAACAAACAGATAAATAGTAGCATGACTACTACAAAAGCATTAGATAGACAACCAACTAAATTTGACTATGCAGAACCTACAAAGTTTAGGTTTGGCGTAACCAAACTTCCTAAAGTAGAGTTTTTCTGTACGGCTGCAAACATACCTGGTATATCACTAGGTCAAGCAAGTATGCCTACACCTCTTAAAGACATACCTATACCAGGCGATAAATTAGATTATGATAATTTAACTATACAATTCTTGGTAGATGAAAGTTTAGAAAATTACAGAGAAATACATGGTTGGTTAACAGGTCTTGGTTTTCCTAAAGACCATGAACAATTTAGAAATCTACAAAACGCAGGAAGTGACAGATTTCCTACAACAAATAGTGTAAGTCTCAACAAAGAACTAGGAAAAGTAAGTACGGCAGTACAAGATGATGGTGGTCTATATTCAGACGCAACTTTATTTGTATTATCAAGTAAGAACAATGCAGCTTTAGAAGTTAGATTTAGAGATATATATCCTATATCATTATCTGGTTTAGACTATAATCAACAAGAAACTGATATACAGTATCTAACTGCTAGTGTGACCTTTGCATATAAGATATACGAATTTGCAGCTGTGTCAGGTGGCAGAACCATAGAAACTACATCATAAAGCTTGATTTTTTGAGTAGTTATGATATAATATCCATAGGATAAAATATCCATAAATATAAAAAGGTGAATACATAATGACGTTAGAAGAAATACAGACAATGGCAGATAAAGACTTGAAGATCAATGATGTTGAACTTGATTTAGAATCTTTAAAGACGCCACAATTACACAACAAATATTCAAAGTACCATTCAAAATATAAAAATCTTTTAAAGGTTGCTGAACAAGATTTAGCAAGAATTGTAAGAGAGAAGTGGGAATACTACACAGGTAAAGCAGACCCTAGTGTATACCAAGAAAAACCTTTTAATCTAAAAGTATTAAGACAAGACGTTGACAAATACGTTAAGTCAGATAGTGATGTTAATAAACTAGAACAAAAGGTAACATATATAGAAACAACGGTAGATTATTTAGAGAAGACTCTAAAAATTATATCAAATAGAACATTTACTATTAAGAATGCTATAGATTGGAAAAAGTTTACTTCAGGAGTTATTTAATGCAATTAAGAAATTCATACATGTTTTACAAGAGTGCTATCAAGCCAGATGTATGTAAGAAAATTATATCACATGGTTTATCAAAGATGGTTGTGGATGAAAGTCATGGTGTATCAAAAGTAGCTGCTACCTTTGATGGTAAAGAAAAAGGTGGCATAGATAGTCAAGGCAGGAAGATGTCTGATACTATGATAACAGGAGGCGCAAACAGAGAAACGCTTGCTAAAAAAGGCATTGACGTTGAAAGAGCCTATGTAAGAGATAGTGATATTTCATGGTTGAATGACAAATGGTTATACGATTTATTTCATCCATATATACATCACGCAAACGCACAAGCAGGTTGGAACTGGAAGTGGGATTTTTCTGAGTCATTTCAGTTTACAGTATATCACGGTAGAAAAGAAAATGGTGGTTTCTATGGTTGGCATGCTGATGGATCATCTGATTTTAGAAGTGCATATAAAGCAGCTGTAAAAGTAAAAGATGGTAAGGTACCACAATTTAAACCACCTAAAAGAGATGATAAAGGTTTTGTGATTATGAGACCTGATGGTAAACCTGAACCTGACATGAGAGGAGCTGATATACCTCTTAAAAGAGATAAGAAATCTTTAGCACCTGGATTTACTGATAATATACATATGTGGGATAAAGTAAGAAAAATAAGTATGACTGTTAATCTAACTAATCCTAATAATTATGCAGGTGGTAATCTAAAGTTTGATTTAGGCGCTCACGCAGGTAAGAAAAGATTTAAGGTATGTGAAGAAATAAGACCTCAAGGATCAGTTATCATATTCCCTAGTTTTACATATCATTGTGTCACACCTTGTACAAGAGGAACTAGATACTCATTAGTATTGTGGAGTTTAGGAAAACCATGGCAATAAAAGACACAGAAAAATTTTACAAAGATAATAAGTATTGTGTTATAAAAGAATTTATACCACCTATACTTGCAGATTATCTATATGGTTATGCTCTTATGAGAGCTAATAGAGCAAAGACTATGGTCAATAGTAAATGGCCTGGTTATAGAGCAGAGCTTGATGGCACATATAAAGATCAACAAGTGCCTAATACTTACTCATGTTATGCTGATCCAGCAATGGAAACATTATTACAATATGGTTTACAAGGCATGAGAAATATTACAGGTTTAAATCTTAAACCTACATATTCATATTGGCGTTTATACAAGAACGGTGATGATTTAAAAAGACACAAAGATAGACCAAGTTGTGAAGTGTCAACTACATTATGTTTAGGATATGACAATAATAATTTAAAAGGTAGAAAACAAGATTGGGAAAAATATGACTGGCCTATGTGGGTAGATAAGACAGGAGGCTTTGGTAATAGAGGTGTGCCTATTCATATGAAACCTGGTGATATGATAGTTTATAGAGGTTGTGAAATAGAACATTGGAGAGAACCTTTTTTAGGTGATAATCACGCTCAAGTATTCCTTCATTATAACAACGTAGATGGACCATATGGTGAAAACTGTGTCTATGATGGCAGACCTCATTTAGGATTACCTGCTGAATTTAAGATACCAGAAAAAATACAGGCAATGCAAAAGGCAGATAAAAACTTACATGAGCAGCGATTATCAAACAAAGAAAAAACATAAAGATTTCACGTTGGTACAAGATAATTTCTTGTCAAATAATGAGTGTGATGAGTTAGTAGAAAAATATAAAAATCTTACATCTGAATTTGATAATAATAAGTATGGTTATTCATCATACTTTACGAACAATATAACATTTTCAGATCAATTAAAAACATTAATAGATACATACACAAAAACATTTAAGGAAAGTGCTTTGACACCTTATCCTTGGGTATTAAAAGAACTTAGGTTTAAATGGTTTAAACCAGGCAACTGGTTCAAAGATTTTCATTGTGAGCATGGATATGATAATAACAAAAGAGTATTAAACTTTATGATATATCTATCAGATCATAATTGTGGTACAGAGTTTTATACAGGTGAAGTAATTAAATCTATAAAAGGTAGGGTTGCTATGTTCCCAGCCTACTTTACACATCTACATAGAGGACAACAATGTCCTGATAACCATGATAGATATATTATGGGTGGCTATTTTAATTATGAAGATAATCAAAGATAAAGATTTTTTAAAAGATAAACATAAGGACTTTATATCAGAGTTTATTCTAAAGGCTGATTTTCCTTATTTCATACAACCACATTCTACATTTGATGACGACTACACAATGATGGAACATATATGTTTACGAAGATATGATAAAGATTGGAATACAGGCAACGTAGATATGTATAAGGATATATTAAATACGTTTTGCAATAAACATGACATACGATATAAGGAAATATTAAGGTGCTCTGTAAATCTAACATTTAACGTGGGTATAAAAAAATCATTAGAACATACAGATCATAAAGAACCACACAAACAATTATTAATATATTGTAATGATGTAAAGGACAAAAGATCATACACAGTAATATTAGATGAAAATAGAAAACCTATAGATAAAATAAAACCTATACAATATAGTGCAGTAAGTTTTGGTGACAATCATCACTATCATTATTATCCAAGAATAGGTCATAGAGTTGTATTGGTATATACATTTAAATGATAATAGATAAAGATTTTTTAAGTAAGGAACAGATAGCGTATATTGAAAATCATATTTTTAGTAATGACTTTCCTTGGTTTATTGAGAACAGGAGTGTTGTCGGCAGAAAGAATAAACCTTTTCTAAAACATACGGTATTAAGAAGACCTGAGGAAAGAGAAGAAGGAGAATATTTTAGGTCATATATGGGCAAATTCTGTTTAGGTATATTAGATAATTTTGCAAAAAATAATACTATGACTATAATAGATGTGCTTAGAATAAGTATCAATCTAACATATAACAATGGTTATGAAAAATGTAATGTACACCAAGACCATGAATATAATCATTCACAACTGCTTGTATATATAAATGAGTGTGATAAAAAATCATATACAGTAATTAAGAATGGTAAGAAGGAAATAAAAGTAAGACCAGAGAAGTATAAAGTTGTTTGTTTTGACAATCAACCTCACTATCTATATTTTCCTAAAAAAGGCCTTAGAGCTGTTATGGTATTTACATTTAAAATATGATTAAAGTAAAAAAATTAAATACGGTCTATTTACAGATAGAGGCAGAAGCAGATGTTAGACGTGAATTAACAGATTATTTTTCTTTTGAGGTACCTGGTTATAAGTTTACACCACAATTTAGAAACAGAGTTTGGGATGGTAAGATACGATTATATTCATATGCCACAGGTCAATTATATGTTGGATTGTATCCCTATCTAAAAGACTGGTGTAATAAGAAAAACATAGAAATAGAAGAAAACAACGAGATTCATACAATTCAATCGCACACAGCCGCCGATATAGACGAATTAGTCAAGTCTTATGAACTCTCTATCACACCGAGAGATTATCAAATTGACGCATTTAAATATGCCTTAGATTACGAGAGAGGATTAATATTATCGCCTACTGCGTCTGGTAAATCACTTATCGCATATCTATTGGTAAGACACTATCTAAACGTGATAGATAACAACATACTCATAATAGTACCAACAACATCATTAGTAGAACAACTATACAAAGACTTTAAAGACTATGGATTTGATGTAGAAAATAATGTAAGTAGAAACTACCATGGTTACGAAATAGAAGAAGGCAAACGAATAGTTATCTCTACTTGGCAATCTCTATATAAACTCCCAAAAACTTTTTTCGCTGACTTCGGCGCTGTTATAGGTGATGAAGCTCATTTATTTAAAGCTGTATCTCTGACGAAGATAATGACGAAACTGACCGATTGTAAATATCGTATTGGTATGACTGGTACCTTAGATGGTACTAAAACCCATAAGTTAGTATTAGAAGGTCTATTTGGTAGAGTAAACAAAGTTGTATCTACTAGAGAACTAATAGATAAAAAACAACTTGCAGATTTAAAAATAATATGCCTAGTATTAAAACATACAGAGGCAGAAGCAAAAGCGATTTACAAAGAAAAGTATCATAAAGAGTTAGAATATCTAGCTCAGAGTGAGAAAAGAAATAAGTATATAAGAAATCTAGCAACAGCCTTGAATGGTAATACTTTAATACTATTTCAACTTGTAGAAAAACATGGTAAGGAGTTATATGAACTTATACGAAACAAAGCAGGAGACCGAGAAGTCTTCTTTGTCTATGGAGGAGTTGACACCCAACAAAGAGAACAAGTTAGAGCAATCACAGAAAAAAGCGATGACGCTATTATCGTGGCTTCCTATGGGACTTTCTCTACGGGGATTAACATACGGAACTTGCATAACATTATTTTTGCTAGTCCTTCTAAATCTAGGATAAGAAATCTACAATCAATAGGTAGAGGTTTAAGGATAGGTGATAGTAAAGATACAGCGACATTATATGACATATCAGATGACCTGACATATAAAGAAAAGAAGAACTTTACGCTGACCCACTTTCAGGAAAGAATAAATATTTACAACGAGGAGGGTTTCACATATGAGATCCATAGTGTGGAACTAAAGTAATATGGTTAAAATAATTCGACTAATATCTGGCGAAGAAATCTGTTGTGTAATTCCTAAAGAACAAATTAAAGATAATAAAACGCTTATAAGATTATCTGAGCCAATGTTAATTAAATACGTGCCTAAAATAACCGAGATGGGGATATCAGATTATATCGCATTGGTTAAATGGGTTGGGTTTACTAATGATAAAATTATAACAATACCAAAAGATAAGATTATGACTATCGCAAATGCCACAGAGCCTTTTACTAGAAGATATCATCATTTAGTAGATACAATAAACAAACAAAATCAAAAACTTCCTGCCTTTATAGAAAGAGATATGTCAGATGAAGACTATGATAATTATGATAATAAAACTCAAAAAGAGAACCTTGATGATTTAAAAGAATACTTTGATATGCCTAGCAAAAAGATACACTAGCTAAGGTCCCTGGTGACCAACCCACATAGGGTATTATATCAGAAAAACCTAACCTGTCAAGCGACCGTGAAATGAATTTACATATACCATTAAAGAACGTACCTATAATATCAATAAAAGACTTTCATAAGTTTACAAAATATCAAAAAGATAAGATAATAAAAAATTTATTAGGTATAAAAGACCTTTGGGATAACCAACCTAATTCAAATAAATCAACTACTAATTTTGAGATATTATATAATAAAGATGACAAAAAGTATAATAATCTTATTAATGACCTATATGATAAATTTTATAGAGTAGCACAACAGTTATTTAATTTTACAGTATCAAAGAAAAGTAAAAGAATATGTTGGGCATGTATTACTAATAAAGAATACTATAACTTTGTGCCACATAATCATATAAAGTCATCTACTATTAATGCTGTATATTACTTAAATATACCTAGAATAAACAAGAAATTATCAGGTCCTGTAAAGTTTAAAGTAGATAATAAATGGATATACTATCAACCAGATAATAACGAGTTAATATTATTCCCAAATTATCTTATACATGACGCAACTAAACACAACTCAAAAGAATGGAGAGTAAGTATAAACATGGAAATACTATGTAGAGAAGATAAGGATTATATTGTGCATGTCCTTGACAAAAACAACAAAATGTAGTATTATATAATTATGACTAGAACAAAGAAAAAATCAGTACATTATGTAAGCAATAAAGAGTTTTTACAGGCAATGATTGAATACAAGGATCGTTGTGAAAAGGCAGATAAAAGAAAAAGAAAAAGACCTCCTGTGACTAACTACATTGGTGAATGTTTTTTAAAGATAGCAAATCATTTATCATACAGACCTAACTTTATAAATTACACATTTAGAGATGACATGATAAGTGATGGTATAGAAAACTGCTTACAATATTTAAATAATTTTAACCCACAAAAATCAAATAACCCATTTGCTTATTTTACGCAGATAATATATTATGCGTTTATTAGAAGAATACAGAAAGAGAAAAAACAAGCAAATATAAAATATAAGATGATTGAACAGGCAGGTATTGATGAGTTTGATACACTACCTGGAGATACTAATACAGAATATAAGAATCAATTTTTAGAATTTTTAAGAAAGAATAGACCAACAACCGAAGAACCAAAAAAGAGTGAAATAAAAGTTAAGAAAAGAAAAAGAAGAAATTACACAAGCGTTTTAGATACATAATGAAAATTGCAATATTAAATGATACACACTTCGGTGTTCGTAATGATAGCGAAGCATTTAGAAAATATCAATTAAGATTTTATAACGAAATCTTTTTTCCTTACCTAGAAAAAAACAATATTAAAACACTAATACATTTAGGCGATGTTGTTGATAGAAGAAAATTTATTAACTTTCAAACTGCCTCTATTTACAGACAACAATTCTGGGACAGATTATATAAAGAAAAGATTGATACACATATAATCATAGGTAACCATGATACCTATTTTAAAAATACAAATGAGGTAAATGCTATAGAAAATTTATATACAAGTTTTGATGGTGTTAATGAACCATTTATATACACTAAACCTAAAGTCGTAGATTTTGATGGCACTTCTATATTATTAATGCCTTGGATATGTGATGATACTAAAGAAGAATCTATACAGATGTTGAATACAGCAAAGGCAGATTTATGTTTTGGTCATTTAGAGATTAAAGGTATAGAAATGCAGAATGGTGTAATCAATGAGTTTGGTAATGATAAGGCAGACTTCAAAAGATTTGATAGAGTAATTTCAGGTCACTTTCACAAACATACAGATGATGGTCAGATATTTTATTGTGGTGCTCAATATGAGATGACATGGTCAGATTACCAAGACCCTAAAGGTTTTCATATCTTTGATACAGAAACAAGAGAGATTGAAAGAATATGGAATCCTCTAACTATTCATAAAAAAATAATATATGATGACAAGAAAAAAGATTACATAAACTATGATATACAACCTTATCATAATCACTTTATAAAATTAATAGTCTTAAATAAGACAGATGATAACCAATTTGACAAATTTGTTGAAAGGTTGTATAATGAGATAACGGTACATGATTTAAATATTATAGAAGATTACTCTGATATAAAAGCAAGTGTAAGAGATGACATAGTTGAAATGGGTGAGGATACTGTCACATTCCTAAATAACTATGTAGATCAACTTGAAACAGATGTAAATAAAACTAAACTAAAAGAGTATTTAAAATCATTTTACATAGAAGCAAACGACAATGCCTAAACCTAAACCAAGTAAAAAAATTATCAGACAAGAAAATCTATGGCCTACGCCATATTGGTATACACAACTATGGGATTTTATGAGAAGTGAAACTAGAGTTACCTTCAATGATGATTTTACAGGTTATATTCTAAATGAAGAACAAAATAATAAGTCTGTTAGAAAATCAAACAGAGGTGGTTGGCAAAGTCATTCAACAAACGCTACAGATGAAAATTATAAACCACTAGTAGATGAGATTATGGAGTTTGTAAAACATTTAAATTTAGATGTTAAAGATATGCAAATAGCACAACTATGGGCAAATGTAAATAGAAAAAATGATTATAATATAATACATCAACATGGACAATACAGTCTATCAGGAACTTATTATGTTAAGGTACCTGAAGATTCTGGTCGTATCGTGTTTAGAGATCCAAGACCTGGTGCAATGGGCAATAATTTTTTAGTGAGTAATTTTGATAAAGGTGAGTTTAAAAAATTAAGTATAATGGAAGGACTACTTGCGATATGGCCTTCGTACCTAGATCATCTTGTAGAACCAAGTAATACAGACGAGGAGAGAATATCAATTAGTTTTGATATAATTTGTAGATGATATATTTTAAGAAGTTAAGATGGAAGAATTTTTTATCTACTGGTAATCAGTTTATAGAAGTTGACCTGGCAAAGTCACCATCAACATTAATCATAGGTTCTAACGGCTCAGGTAAATCTACTTTACTTGACGCATTATGTTTTTCTCTATTTAACAGACCATTTAGAACTATTAAGAAAGAGCAATTAGTAAACACAATCAATAATGCTGATTGTGAGATACAGGTTGATTTTGAAACAAATGGTAAACAGTATAGAATTATTAGAGGTATCAAACCTAATTTATTTGAGATTTATTGTAATGATGTATTGATAAACCAAGACGCCTCAAATGTAGATTATCAAAACATGTTAGAACAGAATATTTTAAAATGCAATTATCGTGCTTTCTGTCAAGTAGTAATATTAGGGTCATCATCATACGAGCCATTTATGCACCTACGAGCAAGATACAGACGAGAGGTTGTAGAGGAAATATTAGACATAAGAGTTTTTAGTCATATGGATTTATTGTTAAGACACAAACAAGCTGAACTATCTAAAAATATTGTAGATGTTAGGCATAGATATGATTTGATGTCAGAGAAATATCAATTACAGAAAGACCATTTTGAACACATACAAAATAGAGATAACACAGACATAGAAGATCGAAGATCACAACTAAAAGAAAATGATAAAAGTAATTATGAGTACAATCAAAAATTACAATTGTTAAATGAGAAGATTATATCAACAAAGGCAGAGATATGGGGCGGTGATAAGTTTACAAGAAAGTCTGCTGACCTTTCTAAACTAGAGGCAAAGATAGAAACTAATTTATCTAATCATAAAAAGACTTTAGAATTTTTTAAGAATAATGATACTTGTAATACATGTACACAACCCATAGATAAAGCATTTAAACAAAGTAAAATATCAAGTGAAGAAAGTAAAATATCAGAGTTAGAAGCAGGCCTGACAAACCTATCAACAGAGATAATCAAAACACAGGATAAGATAACTGAATATAAAGCAGTAGAAAAAAGATTAAATGATTTAGATATATCTGTTGCAAAGGTTAACACCTCTATTTCAGAAATCAATAGACACTCAAATAGACTTGATATTGAGATACAGAAACTACAATCAGAAAAAGAAAACACAGGTAAGGTTGCACATGAATTAGACCAATTGAACGAGGACCTAAAACAAATAAATGTTGACAAAGAAAAAGTTATAGAAGAAAAAAAATACATTGATATTGCTAGAGAGATATTAAATGATACAGGTGTCAAGGCAAAGATAATTAAAAAGTATCTGCCTATAATGAATAACTTAATTAATAAATATCTACAATCTATGGACTTCTTTGTTAACTTTCATTTAGATGAGGAGTTTAACGAAACAATTAAGAGTAGATTTAGAGATACGTTTGTTTATAATAGTTTTAGTGAAGGTGAAAAATTAAGAATAGACCTTGCATTATTATTTACATGGCGAACAATCGCTAAGATGAAAAATAGTACAAATACAAATTTATTAATACTTGACGAGATATTTGATAGTAGTTTAGATGGTTCAGGTACCGAAGACTTCTTTAAAATATTAAAGTCATTGACAAGTGAAAATACATTTATTATATCTCACAAAGGCGATATATTATTTGATAAGTTTACTAATATAATAAAATTTGAGAAATATAAAAACTTTACGAGGTTAGCATAATGATATATAAATTATTACCACCAAACGATCCAAGAGTATTATCATCAATAGCAGAATTTGATATTGAAAGATTCAAAGATGAAGAAAAGATAGAACTAAAAGAATTTGTAGATAATATGTTTGAGACCATGAAACAATATGGTGGTATAGGATTGTCTGCTAATCAAGTAGGTAAACCATATAGAATGTTTGTTATGGGTGATCACCTAAATATACAAAAGAATAAGAAGTGGGTTTGTATTAATCCTAAAATTACAAATGTCACTAAAGAGTTGATAAGATATAAAGAAGGTTGTCTAACTTTTCCTTTCTTATTTTTAGATATAGAAAGACCACAAGATATATCGGTTGAGTACCTAGATGAAAATTTAGAAAAAAAAGAAGAACATATGTCAGGTATTGTGGCAAGATGTTTTCAACATGAATTTGACCATATGCAAGGCATAGTATTTACAGAGCATGTCAGTAAATTAAAACTAGAGATGTAAATAAAAAAAAGAAATAAAGAAATTAAAAAGGCACAAAAAAGATGGCAATCCTCACAGAATTAGATTTACCACAATATAAACAGAGTTTAAGAAAGTGTGTAGCGTTTTTAAATAACATTGAATATTCACCTGTAAAAACAAAATACAACGCAAAGGGTGATTGGGATGCTATATCAATTAGAGGATATAGTGATGATGTAGGCAACATTTTAAAACCTGGTGTTTTAAAAAGTAATGTAGAACCATCTCATTTAAGATGGACACATCTATATGAAGAACCTGATTGTTTACCTATAAAAGAAATACTATCACATATACCTGCTGAGTTTGAAAGAGTAAGAGTTATGAGATTAAAAGCAGGTACAACTATAAAAAAACATACAGACAAAATAGATAAAGAAATTAAGAATAAGAATATTATTAGAATACACATACCATTAAAGACAAGTTTAAATGTTCACTTCTACCTATGGGAAGGTAAGGAACAACATCACTATAATTTAGAAACAGGAAAATATTATTATACAGACGTTTCAAAACCACATGCTGTTCACAATAAAGCAGATTTTGATAGATTACATCTTGTGGTTGATTGTTATAATAACCCTAAAATAAAAAGTTTATTAGATGATGATAGATTAAATACAATGGTAGGCGTAGATATATGAGTTTTTTAGTATGGCACATGCTTGCGATATTGACAATTATGATAATATCGTTTATAATAGGTTATAGTGTAGGTGAAAAAAATGTTAATAGCAAAAGAAGAAGATTTTGAACAAGTAAAAACCATATTTTATAAACATAAGAAATGGTTTCCCCATGTAAGAACTGATTACATGAGGCGTATGATTGCAAAACAACAATTAATTTTAGAAGAAGGTATATTGATTACCTTTCATCACGCTAAAAGAAAACAAACTATTGGCGATGTTCATGTGAAAAAAGGCGATACTGTATTACATCAAATTGCAAATGATGACCCAGGTAGTGGTAATGCAAAAGTAATATTACAGAATTTTTTTGAGTGGTGTCCTAGAGATGTATTCTTATCAGTAAGATCAGACAACACAAAGGCATGTAGTTTCTATGAACAGATAGGAATGAAACTAGTAGGAGAAACTAGTTGGGCAAGAGGTACTTTACCAGGCAAGGTTTATGCAAAAAGAAAGTAATATATCATTTCACTCATTAAATAGTTTTTATATGATAACGACATTAGAAAAATTTAGTTTCTTTAATAGAAAGTTATTAGAACACTTTGATAAAATGCCTAACCTTAGTTTTGCTAATGTGACAAAAACTGATTGGTCTATGAGTAAAGAAGAGTCAGATAAGAAAACATACATCAAACCTTTTTTTAAAAAGATCACTCCTTACTATAATAAGATTGCAAAACAATTAGGTAAAAAAAGGTGGGGATGGAGAGCAGGCAATATCTGGTTTCAACAATATAATGAAAAGAGTGATCATCACTGGCACAATCACTGGTATGCTAATTGGACTAATGTATATTATGTTGAACTGCCTGATAGATCATTAACAACACAATTATATGATACATTGAGAAAAAAAATTATAAATGTAAAATTAAGAGAGGGACAGTTATTAACTTTTCCCGCTCATGTAATGCACAGGTCACCTGTAAATAAATCTAAAGAAAGAAAAACTGTTATATCGTTTAATACTAATATAAACATGGAGACAAAATGACAAACGCAATAGAGGTAGTTAGAGATTGGAAAGACAATAAAGGTTTTCCATACTATCCTGAAGATAGAAAATGGCGTAATGATGAATTTGCAAAACTAACATCTTTCAACAGAGATACATTATTAGATAGACAACATAAAATTATAGGTCAATCAACACATGGTTTATCACTTGCATGGTCTTATATGCACCACGCATGGTCAATCAAATGTGGCACTATGAAGACGCCTATGGAGATATGGGAAGATGAAACACATTTAGAAAAAGGTATCAATAAGATATTGACAGGCACTTTCTTTACAAAGAGAGAAGCACATAAGATAACAAAATCAGATATGAGGGCAATGTTAAGAAGATACTCTGGCTCACAAATGGTATCTAATTTTAGACCTACAGCAGCTGCGACTCTATATGATATATTTGTAGAAAAAGATAGTCCACTAGAGGGTACTGAAGCAGGTACAGTTTGGGATCCTAGTATGGGTTATGGTGGTCGTTTAATGGGTGCAATTGCAGCTGGTGTTAATTACATAGGCACAGACCCATGTGTTCCTACATATGCAGGTTTAGAAAAAATTAGAGATGAATATGGCCATGATCATAAATCATATACACTATTAAGACAAGGTTCAGAAACTTACATACCTGAAGACAATAGTTTAGATTTTGTATTTACTAGTCCACCTTATCTAGGACACGAACAATACGGTGATGAACCTGAACAATCATATAACAAGTTTAAAGTACAAGATGAATGGCGAAATGGTTTCTTATTACAGACTATTAAGAACGCCTATAAGGGATTGAAACCTGGTAAATATGCAGGCTTCAATGTAGCAAATGTAAAATCATATAAGACCTTCGAAGAAGATACCTACGATTGTATGGTTGAGGCAGGATTTAAAGATATACAGATATGGTGGTTATCTTTATCAACTCAACAAGGAACAAAGGTACAATCTACACTAGAAGGCACAGAAACAGAAAAGAAACAATCTCAAAACTACATAGGGCGATTCGCAAGGCCAGATGTTGCAGGTAGAAAATACGAACCAATATTCATTGGAATCAAGTAAATACCGACTCGTTCTTGTTTTGTTCTCATAGCGCAACCTGACGCAGTTTAAATAACCTATATTTGACGTACCATTTAGTGCTTGTTTAATATACCGTAATAGTGTAGCATAAGTGTATATTATGAATAAAAACACTATGAATAAATCACAACTTGCAAAATTACTTGCTACTGAAAATATAGAAGTACAAGAAAACGCTGTACAGACTGCTTCGTTTGATGTAGTTAACAGAGTATTAACAATCCCAATATTTAAAGAAGAACACAAATCTAAACATGTATATGACATGTTAGTAGGACATGAGGTATCTCATGCTTTACATACACCATCTGATTCATGGAAAGAGATGGCAAAAAGAACTAAAGAATTTAAGTCATTTGTAAATGTTATTGAAGACGCTAGAATTGACAAGTTAATTCAAAAGAAGTATCCTGGTTTAACAGATGATTACCTACAAGGTTTTGATAAGATGTTAAAAGATGATTTCTTTAAAACAAAAGGTAAGAACTTACAAAATGATTATGCTCTTATTGATAAGATCAACTTATATTATAAGTCTTCAAAAAGATTAGATTTCAATTTTACTCCTAAAGAAAAAATCCTAGTTAACGCTGTTGACAAGTGTAAAACCTTTGATGATGTTTTAAAGTTATCAGAGGAAATACTAGGGTATTGTAAAGATGAATTAAAGAAAAATCAACAATTACAAAAAGTTTATACACAAGACCCTAATGGTGAGAAGGTTGGCGACTCTGATTTAGATAGTGAGTCTTCATCTAGTAAAAGTACAGATGAAAAATTAGACGAATGGTTAGAGAAGAAGTCAGAATCAGATGGTGATAATGATGATACTGATAAGAAAAAAGAATCAAATACAATAGGTGCTAACGGTGCAGGTGGCGAAGGTACTGCTACTGAATTGAGATCATTAACTAATGATGATATGGATAGTGCTGTGAAAGGTATTACAGATGATCAGGCTAGACAACGTGACTATTGCGAATTACCAAAAGTTAATCTTAAAAAATTAATTATTCCTTATCAAAAGTTTATTAGAGATATTATGGTTTATGATAAACAACACCATAATACAGAATATGATAAACAACAAATCAATAAGGCAAAAGTTAGAACTCAAAAATTTATGAAAGAGTCTTCTAATGTTGTAAATTATCTAGTTAAAGAATTTGAGATGAAAAAAAATGCCAAGTTATATGCTCGTGCTTCACAGGATAAAACAGGTATTATTGACCCTCTAAAATTACATAGTTATAAATTTGCTGAAGATATATTTAAAAAGATTACAACTGTACCTAATCAAAAAAATCACGGTATGATTTTATTACTTGATTGGTCTGGCTCAATGCAAAAACATTTACTACCAACAGTAGAACAATTATTAAACTTGACTCTATTCTGTAAAAAGATCAATATACCTTTTTCAGTTTATGCGTTTATGAATAATCATAGAGAAACCAAAGATGACTATACAGACTCAGGTTTTTCTGTGACTAATAAATCTTTACAACCAGATGGTTCAACTAGACTTGTTCAAGTGTTTTCACATAAACAATCAAAAGTTGATTACATGAGAAGTGCTACTATATTACATAGGGCTGCAATGTACTTTAATGACTATGGATATAGAAGACATGATCATATGTTAGAGGATGAATCAGTACCTTCTATCTCTGGTGATTACTATCTATCTTCAACACCACTTAATGAGTCGTTGATTGCCTTAGATACTATAATTGCTAAATTTAAAAAAGATTATAATACAGATAAACTTTCACTTGTTACCTTAACAGATGGTGCTTCTAATTCAATGAATCACAAAGGTCATGGTGAGATTTATGTAAAACTTAATAACAGATATGTACAGGCTGGTAGTTATTGGGGTGACAACAAAGACCTTACAAGTGTTATGTTAAAGTATCTTAAAAAGAAATATGATTTACAGACTATTGGTTTCTATCTAGTTTCAAAATATAGAGAATTACAATACATGTTAAAAGTGCCATACAATAAAGAGATGTTGGCTAGAAAGATGTTTACTAAAGATAAGTTTATTGCTGACTATTCAAAGGCATATGATGTTTACTTCTATGTTAAATCTGATACTAGGGTTGCGAATCAAGTGTTTAATTCTAATTCAGATTCAACCAATAAGAGAACTTTAAAAAAGATGTTTATGTCTGGTATGAAAAATAGAATAAACAGTAGGGTTTTATTACAGAATTTTATTAAGAGGATCGCTTAATGTGCGACATTTTGCGCTCTTGTGAAATCGCTAGAAATAGTGTAGCATATATGTATAACTTAACTATGAAAGGACTTATATAATGATTGAGTTAAACAAAACACAAAAAACGGTATTGAAAGTATTAAAAGATACTTACAAAAAAGATACCGTGACTAGGGCAGAGATTAATGCTCTTGTTAAAAAGAAGGTTATCAAAAATCCTTCTTGGTTAAAATCAGACAAGTACAAAGTTGATAGAGGAGTTTATACTCTTAATGTTGACTCTACTGCTGATGTAGAATCAAAAGTTGAACAACCTAAAGTTTCAACTGATACAAAGGCTGCTTATATTGTGTCTTCATTGACCGACAATGTAGTGCCTGCCAAAGATACTGATTTCGTAAACTTTGGTAATTATGCAGATATTAAAAATATCGTAAAATCTAAAAAGTTTTATCCTGTTTTTATCACAGGTCTTTCTGGTAACGGTAAGACGCTTGCTGTGACTCAGGCATGTGCCGAGTCTAAAAGAGAGATGATTAGATGTAATATTACGATTGAGACCGATGAGGATGATTTGTTGGGTGGTTATAGACTTAAAGATGGTCAGACCGTGTGGCAAAATGGTCCTGTAATCGAGGCAATGGAAAGAGGTGCTGTTCTTTTACTTGATGAGATTGACCTTGCAAGTAATAAGATCATGTGTTTACAACCTATCCTTGAAGGTTCAGGTGTCTATGTTAAAAAGATTAACAAGTTTGTTAAACCAAAGATTGGCTTTAATGTGATTGCAACTGCTAACACTAAAGGTCAAGGTAGTGATGACGGTAAGTTTATCGGTACTAATGTTCTTAACGAGGCTTTCCTAGAAAGATTCCCAGTTACCTTTGAACAACAATATCCTTCTGCTAAGATTGAAGAAAAAATTGTTGCTCAAAAACTTGTAAGTGCAGGTAAGAGTGATGTTAAGTTTGCTCACAATCTAGTGACTTGGGCTGACGTTATAAGAAAAACTTATAATGATGGCGGCGTTGATGAGATTATATCAACTAGAAGACTTGTCCATATTGCTGAGGCATACGGTATCTTTAAAAACAAAATGAAGGCAATCGCTGTTTGTACTAATAGATTTGATGATGATACTAAAACATCATTTGTTGATTTGTATAGTAAAGTTGATAGTGGTGCTTCAGTTGAACAGATACTTGAAGATAAGAAAAATGCTGAAGAGGCAGAAATCTTAAACGAAAAGAATTCCGATGATGATGAGGATGGTGAAGAGGAGGACATGAATGTCTAATCTATTGAGTAACCAAAAAATCATCCATAGTGTAAGTCCGCTTGTGGCCAGTAATGGCCACAAGTTACCAACAGAGGACCTTGTATATAAAGGTGAAGTCTGTTGGGCTTATATCTTACACAATATAAAGAATAGTAAGTGGTACATAGGTATCTCAACAAAGGATCCTAGTGAGTATCAAACAAATTCTGAAAACAAAGAATTGATGAGGGCTATGTCAAGGAACGAAATACAGAGACGTATAATAAAGGTAGGTAGTAATCTTGCTCAGATGAAAGTATTTGAGAGGGATCTTATTAAAGATACCGATGCCGTTAGTGACTCTAATAGTTATAACTTAGGTCCTGGTATAGTCGCTAAAGGCACTATCAGAGAACCTGATTTAGATAAGATGTTTGAGATTGCTAGACAAATACTTGAAGATAGGTCTTTGTTAGGTTGTAAGTTTTATAAATTAGACCTTATGAATCATAAAGATATTAAAAAAGGTAAAGGTTATTTTTTACCAGATAGTAATTTAAAAGATTTAGTATCATTTCAAATTAGAGATGAAGCATTAAATTATGAACATTGTAATAGAATGGTTGAGAAGATTGACTCTGCTCTAGGTAACCTTGAATTAATTGAACAAGAAACAGGTCAAAAGTTTCTAGTTATCATTTTAAGAGACGTAGAATACAAAGGCAGAGTGGTTGATTTAATCATAGGTGGTAATCATACTATCTATGCCATAGAAAAATCAAAATTTTGTTATGAGTTGCCTATATTAGATATACCAAAAAGTGTACATGGTATATGGACACTTGAAGAAAGAAGAAGTCTAGGTGAGTATTTAAATCCTATTTCTTCAGTTGTAAAATTAGAAACAAACGAAGACGATTTAATTAAAACTTGTTTATCATTTGCTAATAGTTTTGGTATTGATACAGATGTTATAGGTAAACATTTAGATAAACATGGTATTGTAGGTAAACAAAGAAGTAGAATAAAAGCAAATGTTACCTTGAAGTTTAAAAAACAAAAAGAAGAACAAGAAGCACCTACTAACTTTATAACCTATGAAAACTCTGAGGACAAAAGAGTACAGACAACTGTTAATGAGAAGAAAAAAGAGGAACACACACTTGTTCAACCTATATCTTCTGGTAAGTTATCTGTGGGTGATGTTGTACAGAGATTAGTTAGAAAGGTTAAAGATGATAAGATGAACTATAAAAGAATACATTTAGTTGTCTATCATCCTACTCATACTGCTAAGAAAAACTTTGATGACCAATGGGTACAGATGATACACGCATGGGATTGGGCAGTTGATAAGACTAAAATTGAGGGTATAACATATGAAGAAATGCCATTTGAAAAGGAGGAAATATAATGGGTATATACGATTACGATAAAGACACAAAACCTAAAATGTCTAAAGAAGAATCAGATAAGATGATGAAGAAGTTTTTAGACAAAGGTGGTAAGGTACAAAAATTAAAACCTGGTTCTGCTGCTGTGTTAGGTAGTATGGATAAAAGTGGTAAACCTGCCTATTCAAAAGAAGAAATTGAAAAAGGTATTACAGGTAAGACACCTAGACCAGATTATAAGAATTACAAACCTAATACATACCATGATTATGATTTAGGTGGTGATAAGATACCAGTTTATGAACCAAAAGGAAAGGACAACCAGTGAGTATAACAGTTGAAGTAAGAGGTGGCAACCTAGAGAAGGCAATGCGTGTACTAAAGAAAAAAGTACAAAAGGCAGGCATAGTAAAAGAGGCAAGAGAGCGTCAATACTTTATGAAACCATCAGAAAAAAAACGAGAAGTTATGAAAACTCGTGCTATAACTCTAAAGAAAGCCCAAAAAAAGAATGACGAAATGTTGGGTTATCAATGGATTAAGGGTGTTAAAATTAAAAAAATTTAAAGTTTCTACGCCGTTGTGTCTGATATATATATTATTACTAAAAGGCAATTCATAAGCCCTTTTAGGGGTGTAGATAGGGGCTGCTTAGGCAGCCCCAGCAAATCGGTGATCTTTGCCAGTTTAACTCCGTGATAAAAGAAAACTGGCATAGTGGTCCATTGGTCTTCGTAGATCCGTATGGGTATAGGCTCAGTAAGATGAGTTAGGGTAAATGTGGGTGAGACCTACCACTACCACGCTTGAAATTATATAAATAATTATTATATAATAATAGACAACGCCTTATAGGGTTGTCGAAAATAAACTTTGCTTAACAAAAGGAGGTTTTTATGACCAATAAAGCACTATCTATTTTCAATCAATTAAGACCGTTATCAGTAGGATTTGATGACATGTTCGATCATTTCGAATCAATGTTTGATGTACCTACGGTTAACTATCCACCATACAATCTAGT